TTTCTTCACAACTACAAACCCTGGAACACAACCTAGGCTGTGGGAAATGTTTTGATTACTGCCTGTCCCAGTATAAGTCACCACATCAAAGAACTTAGGGGCTTTGCGGAATGTCCAAGAAACAATGTTTGCACCACTTTGGTTTTCATCTCCAGCATTTCCAAGAGTAAAGCCATCACTGTTAAAACTAGTTAATCCACCACTTCTTGTAAATTCTTCACCAGTGCTGTTTGGAACAATTCGTTTGTTTGCACCTCTTTCTGTGTCATATACTGAGTGGTCATATCCATTAAGAGACCTAATTTTAAGCCAAGTCATGCCACCTTCACCACTAAGATCAATGTCATTAGTAATTGATTGAGTGGCACCTGTTCCGTCATAAAGATAGGTAGAAAATACTTCCTCAACATTCAGGCCAGCTTGCGCAGAATTTCCTGCCGCTGCAAAAAATTGATTTTTAGAGATTTGACTCATGTCTTAACTCGCTGCGTCGATAGCCAACGCTCCATACCATGTTGTACCACCATCTATAGTCGTGAAGACCAAGATGTCTGTTTCTCCAGATGCAGGAGGGACAGGGGCAGTTCCACCTGCGAAGTACACGTTTGTCCCTAGCAGGTCATAGTCCACAGTATGTGTACCCCCTGCCGTGATTTTTAACATGAAGCTATAACCAGTCCCTGTTGTAGGCACGTTGGTTGCCGCTTGAAACGCTGTAGCCCCGCTTGTGGTCAAGGTAAACACATTAGCCACAGCGCAGTCTATTACAGGGCTAGTACCCGTCAGGTCTGCCGTAGTCTCCTGATAGGAATCCGCAATTAGGTTTGCGCCCATCGTCGCATCGCCCACAGAGGTGAGAGTTGTAACGGATGAAATAGAACCAGACCCCGTCGTCACGATATTACCAGATGACGAAATACCTGTTGTGCCGTTAATTGTTACTACCATTTTCGTCTCCTTATACGGGTGTCAACGTAGGCTGAGTTGCGCCAGCATAGTTTGCTTCGCTGTTGGCTTGACTGTTATTAAAAGGTGGCCCACCGCTAGTTTGGTTATTAAGCGGCACAAAAACTTGATTAAGTGTGTACTCGCTGTATGTTGATACAGAAAGACCCGCATTTGTTGTCCATGTACTACCATCCTTTGGTTGTATAAACAAAGCTGTAAGATTACCCGGCATATTTCCATAAACAATTGTGTTGTGATCTGATGTAACACTCATGTTTTGAATAGTACCAAAATTTGAAATCAAAAGTTGGTAATCGTTGGTTGTATTATTGGTTTGAGCATAGCCATTTCTAAAAAGAACTGATTGGTATCTAAAATAAAACGGATAGCTTCCAGTCCCATCCGATTCCGTTGTGTATACAGCGTCTTGCATAGTGGTTGGTACTACATTAGAGCTATCTTGAATGTAAACGCCTCTTTGAAATCTATTAGTTTGACCAGTACTGCTCGACACCTCATTCAGCATGGCAACATGACCATAATAAAAACTCTGTGATGAATTGTCCCTAACTCGACCCGCGTAGCAAACATATTTGCCACCAGAGCTTGTATCATGTGGTCTGGAAAACACAGAGAATAAGGCACACGGCTCTGTGTAAAATGAATAATTATAGCCAAATTCTTGACTGAATACCGCACTTGTATCGGAAGAAGAACCATTTACTGTTTTTAAATTCCAGTTACTAATTATACTATAACCATTACCAGTATCGCTACCTGAAACAATAACACGGTCTTCAGTTCCGTTGTAAACCATTGTTGATCTATTCGCAAAACTAGAAGCGGTAGAGTTGTAATACCCTAATGTACAATAACCCGCCCTTTTCCCAGCATACCCTGTATAGTCTCCTCCATTTGAAGAGGCATTAGCACGTATTACACCATGTGGATTTGAAGATGCGTTTTCTCGACCATTACCAGAAGTAAAAACAGTTGTATCATTTGCTGCTATTGAGTTAAAATCTAATGAAATAAATGATCCGTTCGCAGATTCATCACATTCCACGTACCACAACACAGTGCCAGATGGAGAAACTTTACCCATACCAAAATGCTTTGTAGCTATCCTTATTAGGAAATAAACATTGTCAGAGGCATCTATACAAACATCTAATAAACTTTGTACTTGTTTTCCGCCTGACCCCGCTGCGTTTATAACGTAGAATGCCCACAAAAAATCAGTACAGTTTGAATCTAACAAGCCAAAGACACCTACGGTATTGGGAACCCTACCACTAGTATCTGAAAGCCTTACAGCGTGTTTACCGCTCACTGCATTAAACTGCATCTTACTTATAAAAGTTCCAAGTTCAGGCCATGTAACCAATTGACCGTCCACTCGACCTTTAAGCGCACTTGTGGATGCTGCCGATAAAATAGATATAAAGCTGGTTAGGCTCATGCCATTGCGTCTCCCGCTAGGAATCCATACCAGCTTGTGCCGCCATCATATGTCAAGAACCCAAGTACGTCTGTCTCACCAGAAGCAGGTGCGTCAGGTGCCGTGCCACCAGCCCAATATAATGTGCCTAATCCTGCGTAGTTTACGGTTACTGTACCGCTTGCGGTAATCTTCAAAATAAACCCATAAGCAGTGCCTGAAGCTGGGACATTAGATGCAGTAAACGCTACTGGATTCCCAGTAGTAGTAATAGCAAAGACATTCCCCGCAGAACAGTCTATCACAGGACTTGCATCTGTTATGTCTACTTGGCTTTCGTTCAAACCACCGCTTACCGTAGCCGTAGACGAGAAGGTTGCTGCCCCAGCAAATGTAGCAGATTGATCCGTGCCAAGTGTCAGTGCTGTCGTTGAGCCATTAGTGCGTAGTTGCAGTTCACCGCTGACATCTGCTTCGCTTTGCAACGCGGTAAGAGTTGTAATTCCTGCGGATATTTTACTCATGTCTCGCTCCTTAGATCACAACCCAACGTTGCCCATTTGAAATTGTTATAGTTACACCCGCTGCCACTGTAATAGGACCGACAGAAAAACCGTTTGTACCTGAAGGAAACGTATAACTTTCATCAGCAGTAGTTTTGTTAACGCTTATGGCACCACCAGCTTGGTTACCGCCACCCCCAATCTCGCCCCACCGACCATTTGCATATCCTTCGAACGCTGTCTCATCGCTGTTATAGCGAATCATACCCTCAGTAGGAGCAGGGCGTTCAGCAGTAGTACCTGCAGGCATGAGGAACGCATCTGTGGAATCACTCGTGCTTACATAAGCCAAACCGTTTCCAACAATCCCGTAAGACAAGGTTTTAGCTAACGCGGCGATTTCAGTAAGACTTGAACTTAATGGCTGGAAATCAAATGTGCTTGTAACATCTACAATACTAGCGGTTGGTCCTCCACCGTCACAATATATGATCGCAGATTTGCCGCTAAAGACAGTTACGCTACCTCCACTACCCTGAGTAAACAGCATAGTTTCTGTAGAGTTATTTTTTATTATAAAAACTTTTTCTTGGTCGTTAGGATTAATTGTTACGGTTACAGTAGCTGTAGGAGCAGGAGTTCCATTTGCAAATACAAGAACAGCGTACTGGCCTTCAGACAAAGCACCATTCGTTGTCGTGATAGTCTTTGCGTGTGTGTTTGTTACTTCAATTGAGCCAACCCCATTTGTAAGGCGGTCAATGATTTCTAGGTTGTTGTTAGTAGTTTCACCCCATGTACCAGACTGCTCTCCGGTTCCGATAAGGGTAATACCAGTGTTGTCTGCGTAAGTTACCATGAAGTTTCTCCGTTACGGTTTGATCTCAGTATACTCTGTTGCGGGGTTTGGAGCAATATCGTTCCAATTTGTAGCAGGGGTAACAGGTATGTTTGCCCAAGTTGCGGGACTAGACGCGGCTACATTCTGCCATACAGCACTATCTACAGGTGTTATGTTCTGCCAATCCTCTGTAGGAACAGGGACAATATCGCCCCAAACAGTATATGACCCCAACAACGCTTGAAGTTCAAAACCTGTTATATTTATAGTAACACCCGTCCCCGGGAATACATCTGGAGGAAAGAGCAGACCTTGAACCTCGAACCCATTTATAAATATATCCGCACCTGCACGGCCCTCTGCCGTACCAAGAACCCCAGTTGCCTCAATACCAACAATAACAACTTCTACATTTACACTACCTGTAGAAGCTAACGTCGCAGATGCTATGGGGCTATAACCTAACATGTTTATCTAGTACGTTGTCACGTTCCCATTACTAAAAGATTCGGCAGTGTTAGTGCTTGGGAACTGTCTATCTGTCCCCCAAATAATCCTAACTACCCCCGGATCGCCAGACCCTCCAGCACTGCCAGAGTCGTCTTCTGCACCTGTTCCACCGCCACCATAAACCTGAGAAGCTAACGTCCCACTTACAGGAGACCCCTGAAAACCTTGAATAGCTGTCTGACTGCCAGTGTTATTAGAAGTTGCTACCGCTCCGCTTGTTCCCTCTCCATAAGGCATCGTTCCGCCGCCACCTGCTGTTACAGCGCCTGTAAACCCGTTACACGCTCCGCCTCCACCACCTGCGCCACCTGCGCCACCTGTGCCAACACTATTATAATACCCACCAAGACCGCCGTTACCAGAATATCCCCCGGCTCCTCCGCCGCCTCCGCCTCCATTACCGTTTGCGCCATTGCGGCCCCCACCGCCAGTACCGCCTCCGCCGCCATATGTTCCAAAATATGTAGCCCCACCAGATACAGAACCAGTACTACTTACATTATAAGAACCTCTGGTGCCGCCGTTTGCTCTCAAAAGATAAGAGCTAGAAGCATTAAGAATGCGACTTAAAGTTCCAGAAGTTGCGTTGTTATTTCCTGCTGAAGTTCCGCCAGTGCCGCCTGCGCCTACATAAATTTGCAGCAAGTCTCCCGCAGCTACTGTTAGATTTCTCCAATGAAGACCGCCACCTCCGCCGCCTCCGCCAGAAACACCGTTCGAAGAAAGTGTGGAAGCCGATCCGCCCCCTCCGCCACCAATAACTACGCAGGCAATTTCTGTTACACCTGCTGGCACATTCCAGTTAATAGTTGTATTTGTGGTGGTAAAAAGAGCTTCTCCTGCAGGGACCACGTTTAGATTTAAATAGGGAGATTCTAAAGACCAGACACCTGAATCGTTATCACCATAACTAATCTCTTTACCTATGATCCCGCCATTTATGCGCCATCTATTAACCATAAATTACTCCATAACGTCGTATGAGATAATAATAGTTAGATCAGAACTTGCACTTGCGGACCCACTTATTTTATCATTCTCCATTAAATAAACAGCGGAATCCTTTGCTAGTAAAATTAAAGTACTTTGAGCGGGAACATTCACATCTCTAGCTATATAACGAATACCCCCCGCACGAGTAAATGTTACGTCAACTGTGGCTGCGTTAACTGTATCTATATTGGCTACTATTATACTGTTAACCCGGTACAGTTTATTGCTACTAGCTGCGTTTGAAACCAAGTCCACAGTTGAGGTTGTTAAGTTCGTTATAAAACTTTCGCCCAATACTGAAGTAAGATTTAAAAGGTTAGGGTTTGCCATTTTATCCTCCGAATATCCAAGCGTAAGCAAACGCCTTACTTCGTGTTGCGATTGTACCTGACTCATCAGGTAAAGTGAATGTGCGGTCAGCAGTTGGGTCAGTTGCTTGTAGGTTTGTATAGAATGTACCCGCTGCGTTCTGATATGAAAACGGCAAGCCGTTAGCGACTAGGATGCCATACTGGTCTACTGTAAGACGATTTGAGCCATCAGTGTATATTTCAAAACTATCTGGGCCAGTGTCTTCGCCCGTTATGTAGGTGCTTCCAGTGCTTCCAAATATTAGTTTGTCGCCATTTGCTACGGAAATATCACCGCTGCTGTCTTGCAGGACAACAGTACCATCAGCATTGGGAAGCGTAATCGTGCGATCTGCTGTGGGGTCAGTAACAGTTAGCGTAGTCTCAAAGTCATCAGCAGTTGCACCCTCAAAGACAATATCACCAGTTAAGACACCTAAGTTAGTTATATCTGTAAGATTACCTGTCGTTATGAACGTACCTGTGACATCGGGTATAGTTACAGTACGATCTGCCGTAGGGTCGGTTACAGTTACAACTGTTTCGAAATCATCAGCCGTTGCACCTTCAAAAGTTATGTTTTGAGACTGGCCCAAGTAAAGATTACCAGAAACATCGCCTGTAACGTTACCCGTAACATTACCAGAAAACGCTCCCTCAAAAGTGTCTGCGACTACTACCCCTGAAACGTAGCTTGCGTCCCCCGGATTAATCGGGGCAACAGGTTCAGGACCATACTCAGACACAAACCGCCATTTCGCATCGGATACGTCATAGAACAAACCCATATGCGTATAGCCAACACCAGTCCCGCCAGTGTTTCTATTTGTAAATAGGCCCGTATCAATATCTACAGGAGAGGCTGTACCGTCCCACTTATCCCCTAAAGTGTGTCCAGTGGTTGCACCAAAATCTATACTTATACCGTTATCAAGTAATTGAGCATCACCAGTAATGGCAACGCCTGTTGCTATTGTCGTAGCAAAAGTTGGGTCATGCCCCCATTCAAACGTGTCCGGCGTTCCAGTGCCATCAATGCGAAGGTAATACCCTAAGTTAGTTGTGGTGCCAGTGTAATGCCCTGAGTAAAACGCATCGTCTAAACCTGTACCAGTAAAGTTGGTGTTTGCTTCACCAATCGTATCACCAGCGTTTAGGTATTGGATAGAACCACCGACCTCAAGATTAGCAGAAGACGCGATTATCTGCGTACCTAATACAGTAAGGTCGCCATCAACCTGCATATCCCCACCGATATGCGTGTCTGTGCGTACTCTAAAACTATTTACAGAGTGGTTTTGTTGATTAACAAGAAGAACGCCATTTGTTGCATCTGAAGCAACAACCCACCCCAAACACATAGGAAAGTTGGGGTATGTAGGTGAAGCGTTTTGCACTGCCCCCGGAGTAAGACCAACAAAGAAGTTTGTGCCAGCGTTTAGCCCTGACGTATCTACGTTAAAGATTTGACCTGCAATAATACAGTATCCTTCTGCGCCATCAGCAATATCTCCTGCAGCAAGACCTTGTGCGTTGTATGCGTTTACATCCGTAGCATCTGCTAAACCAACAGTTGGAATCTCATATGTACCAACAGAGTGATTTCCACTAAAGTAAAGCGGTTGTCCTTTTAAGATAGTAGACCCTGTATTGTTATATACACGTTGATGTTCTTCGATACCTATCTCATGCGATACATTAGAAACGTCGCTGTAATAATTAAGCGTTTTATGCTCATTGTCATAAAACACACGACCTTCTTGATGCGCTGGGTGATTAATGGCTGTAAAGTCTGTGTAATTGCCAAAGCCAACAACGCCGCTAAACGTACCACCACTTTCTGGAACTATATCTTCCGCAGCGATAGTTACAAACACAACCGCGTCTCCACTTAAATTAAGCAAAGACCCCGTACTACTTTCTAAAAGAACACGAGTTAGTGTTGTGCCACTGGCTGTGTATACACCAGTGCCTATTTCAAACGCCGCCCCGTCTTCTATAGTGTAACGAACGGTTTGTCCGTCAGTAATACCTGCGGAGGCAAAGGTTTGAAACCCGTCTTCTGCTGCACCAAGAGTGACGGTCCCAGTGCCTGTTGTTGCTGTAGCAACTTTTGCGCGGTTGGCTAAAGTGACCATTATCCACCCTTATGCGATACGAATCAAAGCATCTGATGCGTTGTTAGCTGGGAACACAATCTGAAAATCGCCAGACGTTGATGTCTTATCGGCTCCAAAGTCTAGAACACAAACAGTGTTTGTATCTGTAGTACCACCCTCTGCTTGTGAGTTATAAATCAACGCGCCACGAGCAGTGATTGTTGCGGATGTAAACGTCTTAGTTGTGAACGAAGAAAAACCTGTAGTGCCGCTACTGCTGGGTGCAGCATTGGTTAGGTTGTTGTTACTTAAAACGTTCGCAACTGTTGGTCCACCAGAGTAGTAACTGCCACTATCTGCAACCTCGTTATTGCCACCACCAAAAACAGCGGTAGTTGTAGAAGCGTCAAACGTTGCAGAGTTTGTGTACAAAGCAATCAAGAAAAGATCGCCTGCGGCGGTGAAATCGTGCTTCGCTTCCAAGAGTTCTTTCTTGAAAGAGGTACACATAAAGTTTCCAGTAAAGGCCATGTTAAAGTCTCCTTATAAGTTCAGCCAGCTTGGGATGCCCTGCATCTATAAGGGCGTTATACACAGTTGTTCTATCACTGCTGATAGCCTGTTTCATGTGATCCACTATAACGTTTTCCATAGAGTTTTTAAATGCATTTGCTTGCTCTCTAATTGCAGGGTGTGCGTTATTAGAAACAGTCATGATCTTATCAACGCAATCTTTTGCAATTTCTTCAGGCGTAAAACCTCTTTTATTTGTAGTTTTGACGTCAACAAGGACCGAATCCTTGGGCATATTTACACTAAACTCAAACATTACTGTTTCGCCCTTATTACCATTCCCGTTCTATACTGATCCGTGGTTTCTTTTGCTTCCCCTAGCAACTTCAGACCTACTAATGACTCATTAAAGCGTTTGTCATAATACGCCATCATATCCTGTTCACCCTTCATGTACAAATACGCTTCTACCAAACATCCGTACAATAGCGTTAGTTCCGCATTTGTACTTAACCAAGTAGCTGTAAATGTCTCGGTGAGACTTTGAGGCCGGTACAGATAGCTTAGTTGAACTTCGTAAACAGCATCGGGCACCGGAGATAATATGAAATTATCATTGTCAAATTGAGCATAATATTTTGGTAATCCTCGAGTGGCTTGGTTATAGCCTTCATCGCCATAATCTCGCAAAAAACTTACGTCTTTAAACTCTAAGTAATATAAACCTTGAATAATATCACCCTGATATAACGTGCTATATATACTTGGATATTGTGCCATATAAGGCAGTAAGGTTTCTTCTATGTAAGTGATTTGGTCATCCGTCAAGGTAGAGTTTCGTGATTGTCCTTGAACCTTATATTTTAGATAGAAGTTTATAGCATTGGTGTCATTGACGGTTACCTGAGTAGCATCTGGATCAGTGATAGCTCCTAAGATACGACCAGTGCCTAATACATCAACATTTAAGCGCGTGCCGGGTGGGCTTTCTATACCCACCGATGCCAGACTAAAACAAGTCGCAATATTATAAACGCTACCAGTTTTTGGAAACGGGTTTCCATTTAGACTCATTGAAAACGGAGCCAGAAAATCACTAGGAATGTTTATGTAAGCGTATCCATCTGTAACGGTGGCTGTTGCGTTTTTTCTAAACAAGCTCAATTGAACACTTTTTAAAATACGCTCTTCGGCTTGACGAATAAAAAGCGGAATGTTGTTAACAAACGACGTTTCATCGTTGTCCGTGTATTGTTTTATAGCGTCGGTAAGTTCAAATAAATCAAAAGCCATTTAATTCTCCACTGTAACAGGTCCGGCGGAAGAAAAATCTCCACCTCCAGATCGTGTTTCCAAAGCAGCATCACCATCGACTTCAAAAGTATAACTGTTTTCGTCTATTTTTGTAATAGAATAACCCGTGGACTTGTTGAGGTTTGCTGAAGTAATTCCAGCAAAACCAGATGTTTTTCGAAAGCAGACAACGTCTCCCGAGACTCTACCGTGTCCCGGCTCATAAACGGTCACAGTGTTGCCGCCAGATACCGAAGAAAAGGAATTGTATTGTAGCAACACTTCTGATTTGGGTTCTGTTCTGTCCGGTCTTGCGTCTTTTAATGCCTGCGCGTCAATTACTTTACGAAAAGGACCAAGCTGCGGCTGTTTAGGCTCGTATTCATCACGACCCACAAAAGCCCCAGTCCACTCCTTACGCATATCTTTATAACGATACCGAAAACCGGATCGATCTGAAATAGCATAGGAGTTTTTACCAGTCGCGAATTTTGACATTAGCTCGTCCTGAAATACTCATATTGAGGAACAACATTAAAGGACGCACGATCTCGGTCCTCCGCCATTGCTCGTTCAAACTCTTCTTCATATACAGCTTTTAATAACTGTATCCTTTGCGGCGCACGTTTCATAGCAATATAATACGCCAACCCCGCTGCTAAACACGGGTAAAACCTGAACGGCATATCCAAAGTATTTTGACTATAGTCCGCATCATCCATACGAGTTAGCGCGTCGTAATAAATAACATCAGTGCTGTTTTCGGCAATCGGCCATATCTTTAAGACGGGGGTGATTTGTCTATCAAGAAAAAACTGTGAGGGTCGCCCCTGAGTAGTTTTGTTTGGTATTGATAAATACGAATCCCTACTTATGCGATCCAAAGCATAGTCGGTGTTATCTCTACGAACAACCACAGACAAAACATCGATTACATCGGTTCCGAGGTTGTAATCACCGTCACCCTGCGCAAGAGTGACGGTGCGCTGTTTAATTGTCCACTGATTTAGTCCCCGGTTGGCCCACTCCGCAAGCATAAGATTCAATGAACGCCTTGCTGTCTTTAGGTCATACCCCGTGCGAACTTCTAAGCCACAACGCTCAAAAGCCTCTTCAATGTACTCCGCTACATCAAGCTCAAAATCTTTGCTTAAAGAAGTTGCCATTGCACGTTACCTTTTCTTGCGCGTAGACTTTTTCCGTTTTACGGGAACGCATTTATCTTTTCCATTTTTAGTGCCCGCGTATCTGTAACCCTTCCAACACGCTTTGCCGTCGGCACCTTTTTTCTTAGCGGCCATTTTTCTTTACCATGCCACCGCAACGAAGCTTTTTAACCTTGCCGCCGCGCATCTTCTTTATGGGTCCACCACGCATCTTTTTCATCGGCCCGCCACGCATCTTTTTCTTAGGTTTCATCGCCATCGATTAATCTCCTATAAAGGGTTTCTCTTTGAGCAAAGATAGTGTTCACATCATAATCTTTAGCATATTCTTCGTAATATCCCAAGGCTTTGAGTTGTTGAGAAGACTTATATACCTTTGACAAACGCTGTATAAAAATCATAGCATATTCGTCCGAAACAAGCTGCTCAAAAGTAGCTTCGTCTAAATAATCGTTCTCATCGTCGTAAGGATGAAAGCCCATGAGCCAAACGTCGCGATCAATAAAGATGCCACGCGAAATAACCTCGTTCATCTGTTCAAGGTAGTCGTGAAACTCTTCGGGGTCTTTTTTGTATGCCAAATCAACGACGATAACCAAATCAAAGACGTCGTCAAACTGCGAAATCGTGCTGTACACGGTCTGATAGCTTTCTTCAGACTTAAACAATACCGCAACACGGCCTTCCGACCACGCTTTTTTAGCGTATGGACACGCAGGTAAGTTATTAAAGTAAGGATTTGGCTTTTGAAGCGTATGCTCAGACCATGCCAAAATCTCTTGGTAAATGTCTTTTTCAAGGCCGTATTTGAACGCAAGAGCAGTCATCAGCTTACCTTGCCAAACCTATAATTGCTTCCATTAAAGTTTCACTATTCATCAAACCAGCCACGACCAAAGCACCCACAATCATCCACTTTCCCTGAAACAGAGTAACTTTTACTTCTTTCATGTCTTTTTGAAGCGTATCAACGCTTTTCACAAGATGATCCTGTTGAGTCTGAAACTTTACTAATTCCAACTCCAAATCGTGAACACTTTTATCGGCCATCAGCACTTCCATCTTTTCCTTGCTTGTCTTAGGCGTGAATTAGGGTCTTTTGCCGCCTTGGGAAATTTTTTCATCTGTCCCGCAGAACGTGCGCAGTACGATTTACGACGCTTTGCGTCCTTGCTACCTTTTTTAACCTTACCCGTAACAGCCGTCTGTAATTTTGAACCCGGGTTTTTCTTGCGATACTCCTTTACACCCTTTTCCGTCATACCCGCGCCAGACTTCGTCTTTCGGTAATTAGCCCCTTTGCCAGAGGTGGTACGACGTATGGGTTTCTCCTTTTTTGCAGCCATTAAAGGGTATCCCCATTTTTAATGTAGATGATCTCAAAAGCCGCAGATATGTCAAAGATAACACTTGCTGAAGACGAAACAGCCCGTACTTCTATGTCCGTTTTTTCTGTAAATTTTACCGGAACAATTAAGGTGTTTTCGATGTGCATCCCCGTGGTAAGAGACTTAACATCTTTACTCTGAAACACCTCTCCATAAGGTCTAGCTACCAATGTCAATTTACACACGGCAGGTGTATTAGATGTCGTACCGTTGGAAACATCGTACTGCATCAGATAACCCGTATAGCCTGCGGGTACAGT